CTTCAGACTCATTAGTAACAGGTACTGTTTATACAATTTACAGTGCAGGTACTACAGACTGGACTTCAGTTGGTGCTATGGCTAACATGACAGGCATTACATTCGCTGCAACCGGTACTACTTCAGGTACAGGTCTTGCAGTATTGTCTAACGTCAATCCTGATATTATTGCTACATTCAACACAGCCGCTGTTGCGAATGCAGCTAATGGTCAGCCGAACCCAATCGTTACAATTAACGGTGTATAATGGTAACTAAAACTATCAAAATGCCCACACAGACTACTAAAACTGATATCGCTGTACTTCAAGTTCAAGTTAAAAACATTGAACAAGATGTCAGCGAAATCAAAAATAGCCTGAAAGAGATGCACGAATGTCTCGACCGCAATGCGGAAGAAACTAGAACACTTCTAACCAATATGCGTAATGAAGATATTGCTGCTCATAAAGAACTAGGATCAAAAGTCTCTGCTTTAGAAAAGTGGAGATGGATGTTAATGGGTGCGGGAATAGTTATAGGATCACTTGGATTTGATACATTAGCAAACTTACTAAAATAAAAAAGCGGCTTAGGTCGCTTTTTTTGTTAATGTGTTTAATTTATCTTGTACCACATCAAAATTGACTGTACTGAATAATCCCGGATGTAATGGTTTGGGATATTGATTTCCACCTACCCAAGCATACCCGCAATGTTCTTCATTTAGTATTGGTGTAAATTCTTCTGATACTTCACAAAAGAAAGTATGGTATGTAAATGTGTGATTCACAAATTTTTGTATAGGAATTAGTTTAGCTTTCTTTGGAAAATACCCAATTTCTTCTTCACACTCTCTAGCAATACCCTCAAGTAATGTTTCATCTGATTCTATTTTACCACCCGGAATACCCCAATTTCCCGGATTCTTATTATCAGTTCGTAGTAAGTAAAGGTAACGTTCTGTTTTTTTCGAATAAAAGAAAACACCGCCGGACGTATTGTTCATTTTTAAATTATAACATTTAGTAAATTAAATTACAATACTATAATCGCCCTGTCCATACCAACCTTCCCAACTCTTCATCCAACTGCCTTCAGTATATCGATACTGTACGTTAGTAGATAAATTGGTCACATATTGTATGTCTGTTAAATTAGAACTGTCAAATGCCACAGACCAAGCACCTGAACTATATTCGATGATATCGTTTGCATTGGCTACCAAAGCACCCCATGCAGTAGTAGTATCGCCCGGACTTCCTATATTTTCAACAATCAAATATCTGCGACCGTTAACTGGACCGGGCAATCCGGCATTAGGACCAGTGACTAACGGGTTTATCACACCATCAACCGGGTCTAATGTATTTTGTGGTAGTGTGTCTGGATCGATAGTGTATATCAATAATCTATCATCAACTGGATCTGGTACAATAGTACCTACAATCTCAGTATCCATAAATGGGTTTTGCAACCATATCTGACTGATACCTGGTCTTAATGTACCGTACACGTTCAATAAACTGCTCCAATATAAACTTGTGTTGGGGCTTGGTGGCAAATTCAAATCTTCATTATCAGGATAAAAATCTTGATTAGCAGGCAACAACTGTAATGTGTTACCTATTAATAATAATTTATAACCATATGGTGTAATTTTTTGACGAGTACCTAATAATAAATCATCATCTTGTATATCAGTAAGTGCTGTACCTCTGAATATACTTGCAATAATCTTTTGAATGACACCAAACTTTTTAAGTTTAGCTGATGTGCTAATCCATATAGGCATATAGAATTTCCAAGTTAACACATCGATTGGATTACCTGTGCCTTGTGGAATACTGCGACTACTGAAAGTTAATCCATCTTGATATACCACACTCAAACTAGTCCAATCAATGAAGTTATCAGTGGATTGAATTTCTAATGAAGGATTGAATAATGTTCCCAATTGTTCAATCAACTCTAATTTCTGATTGTAATTAGTAGTCCAAAAGTCAACAGTAATACGTAATGTATATGGTACCGGCATTAAACGTTCTACCGTAAATGCTTGTCCCTGTGTTTGTTCATAGCTTTGTGTATCAGCATTGTAAGCTCTCTGTCTAACGTTTATTCTATCAACAAACGTTGGGTCTTGTGTTCTTTTTTGATCATAATCCAAACCACTTATGTAGAATGTAATCAGAGGAGCACTTGGTAAGTTACTAGCGGTGTTATCGGCAAGGATAGTACTAGCTTGTCTACTACTATCACCATACATAACAGGTACACGAACATAGATATCATTACCTGCAGGGTCTTTACCTTTAGTTACTTGCCAGTTACTAAAGATTTTTGCAAATTGAATTAAGAACCTGCGTATTTGATTATCGTAGAAAAATTGTGCCATGTGTTAAATTACCGGTGGTATTGGGTCTGGTGTTATCGTTAATATTGAAGATAACGGTTGTGCCTGTGTAGTTGTAGTGCCGTCTGTCAATACAGTAACATTACTGTTATTTATGAAGCTAGAAGTCTGTGACAAATCTCCTGAAGTGAATCCGGTTTGCGTTCTTACATTTTCTGATATACGAACCCACAGTCTTCCGTCCCAGCGATATAATATATTAGGAAGATAATCAATCCGTAAGAAGTAATCACCTACTTGGGGATTTTGCGGGAATACTATGCCTGCTCCAGTAGGTAATCCGTTAGGAGCAGTACCATCACCATCTAAATATCCCATTGTATAACCGAATGTTCTAGGTGTACTACGTGCTATAAATTGATATGCTGGATCACAATCTGCTCTAAAGTCCATTTGAGTAGAGATAGTTCCAGTGAAGCCTGGTAATTCTGGATCTTGGTCTGCTGTAGCATAAGTGTTATCCGCAGTACCATATGGACCAGTTATTGTGCCTAGCGAATTGACAACTAATACTCTATCTCCCTCAACAGGACCTGATCCAGTACCTATTCTAGTGGGTGCAAGTTGCATTGTTTCCAAATTCATTGGCTGATATGATTGTAGTTCTGGTATCCCAGTGTCTGCTGTCATATCCCAAATACTCATCGCAACTTCTCTACTAATTCTAATAGCCGGGCTAGGATTTTTATATTTTGGATTTCGCATCATTACGACTGTTCCCACAGCCGGCGTTGGTGCTCCACTTGAACTAATATTGATATTGATAGGAGGTGCAGGCTGATTGTACTTTCCTGACAACTCGGTATTAGTTTCTAATTCTCCGTAAGTAGGTACTACATATAAATTAGAACGATCATAACCTGCTTTGGGAACAAGACGACTGGCTTCATCAAGAATCGCATTATTGACTTGTATGTTTTTATTATAGGTTGCCATAATATCTTTGAGATTCTGATTTGGATCAAGTTCCCAATAAGTATCATCAGGTGGCGCTATACCTATAGGTACTTCAATTTTACTAGTATAGTTTTTATCACCATAGCTAATAACATAACCCGGCGGATATGTTTTAGTACTATCCCATAATCCTAAATAATTATCTTGATTAATGGGTTCTTGTAATATCTGACTAAATTCTTGACTATCAACTAATGGCTCGCATTTAATACGCCACAAGTGTGGATACCATGTTTGACTAAAACCTTCACTTGCATAATTAGAATCAGTAATTTGATAAAATCTTTTTAATGCGACTGGAATAGTATCTCTTAGTGGATTATAATCGACCAAGTGAGGTAACTCTAATCCATCACCTACCATTAGTTTACGACCCATTATATCAATCATATCATTATAGTGAACCACTATGAAAATAATATCATTATTTAAAAATAATCCAAACTGTGATAAATCAAAATCTAAATTCTGTACATTATAATGTCCGCGCAAACGGTAAATATTTGTATCGTATACTCTATCCCTATTTTCTAAAAATAACAAATCTTGAATATTTTCAGGCCGTAACACATCATATTGTGGTTGAGTATAATCCACTGACGGAGTAGCTGCACTAGGACCTAAATATTTGTGAATATATAAATCCGTCCCACCTACAGTTAATTGCTCCGATATTGTTCTATCGAAGAAACGATAATCGTTTTGTTTATTTGGACGGTATAAGGATAATCTTGGCATAATAGTATTTATCGCAATGTACTTTGGTTAAATACCGCGGTTGACAATAAATATGGGCTGTGTTATAATGACTAAATCACAGTAAAGGAGTGCCTGATGGCAACACGTAAGCGCAATTCAGAAGACCACAGTCAAGTTAAAGCATTGAATCCACGTGATGTGGATGTGCAATATTACGGTGAAGAACCGTTGTTTGTATTACAACCAGACGAAGATAGACGTAGGGTCGCACTAATGCGTTCGTTCACTTGGTACAATCGTTTCTATGGCAAGAAAGATGCTAAAGAACTTATGTGCCAATTTCTTGATTTGAATGGCAGACCCAATGACGCAAAAATTATGCGTAAGATTCACGAAAATGAATTTTTAATGACATTGTGCTGGCTTGCCCGTATGAAACTGCGTGGACTTTCATTAACCGAGCATGAAGAATTAACACTTGAAAATGAGATCGGGCGTTTGTTGAAAATTGTACACAAACCCGAAGAAATTAAGGTAGAAGTTGATACACCTGCAAGACCTAATATTCAGGATATTTTGCGTGATAAAGCAAAAGATGCTGCCGGTGAACTTGAAGGAATGTTTGATGAATTTATTATCAATGGCAAATCAAGCTTAAAAACAATGGATGTAGTTGCAAAGTTTAATGTTATGCCACAACATATCAGTTTGATTACTGATATTTGGAAAAAGAAACAAAATGAATTTGAAGAATTGCAAAAAGGACTTGATAAGCAATTGAATGAAGGCTATAATCATTTGACAAAAATTCAAGTGCGTAATATCATCAAATACATTGAAAATGTATTGGCTGATTTGAATGCATATATTTCAGTTAAGAAAGCCTCCAAAGCTCCTCGTCAACGTAAAGCAGTGCCCGTTGAAAAGATTGTGGCTAAGCTTAAGTATCTGAAAACATTTAAGGATACTGCTACTAAACTTGATTTGATTAGTATCAGTCCTGTGAAACTGCATGGTGCAAGCGAAGCATGGGTTTATGATACTGCAAAGCGCAAATTGCATCACTATATTGCCGATGAATACAGTAAAGCATTTACTGTTAAAGGTAATACATTACTAGGATTTGACACAACAAAGTCAGAGATTAAAACATTGCGCAAACCCGCAGAACAATTGAAAGAAGTAATGGGTAGCAAACCTGCCGCTCGTAAATATTTCAATGATATTAAAGCAGTCGCTACAACACCAAACGGCCGCTTTAATGAAGGTATGATTATTTTGAAAGCATTTTAATGAGTAATATTGATTTAAACAAATACAAAAATTTTGTAGAGGCTGTAACAAGCAAAGCAAGTAATGACTTGACTACATTTATGAACCGTTGTGATGAACTTGACGGTAATGACGGGGGTCCTGATATCAACGTTCCACTATTGCTTACGGCTTGTCTAGGATTAGCGGCTGAAGGTGGCGAGTTTATCGAAGTGCCCAAGAAGATATTTTTTCAGGGTAAACCACTGACAGAAGCTGAAGTTTTTCACTTGAAGCGAGAACTCGGCGATGTTATGTGGTATTGGATAAATGCTTGTCGTGCATTGAATCTTGATCCGAATGAAGTAATTGATGAGAATGTGCGTAAACTAGAAAGCCGCTACCCCGGTGGCAGTTTCGATGCCCATTACAGTGAAAATCGCAAAGAAGGCGATATCTAAAGACCGAATGTTTCCTGATAAATACACTATCAGGAAACTAATATGACAACAGCGACAAATCAAACAGCAAGTGTTCTTGCAACGCCATCAGGCCTTACACTAGACGAATTAAAACAAGCAATCTTTAACAATGTAAGATTACTTCTAGGTGATGGTATAATTGATTTAGAATTAGACCCTCAACATTATGAGGCAGCATATAACTATGCTATCAAAATCTATCGTCAAAGAGCACAAAATGCCACATCAGAATCTTATACCTTGTTCACGGTAGAAAAGAACGTAGATACATATACGTTACCTCAAGAGTTTATTAACGTTAGGTGTCTATATAGAAGAACTGTTGGTTTAGAAACCGGTCCTGGCTCAAGTAGTTTCGACCCATTTTCAAGTGCTATTCTTAATACATACCTATTAAATTATAATGTAGCCGGAGGATTAGCAACATATGACTTTTATGCAGGTTATGTTGAACTATCAGCTAGAATGTTTGGCGGATACTTAACTTACACTTTTGATCCTGTTACAAAAGTCATGCGTATCGTAAGAGACTTTAAAGGTAGCGGAGAGAAAGTTTTAATTTGGGCTGATGTACAAAAACCAGAATCAGTTTTGTTACAAGATCCGGGTTCGGGTGTTTGGATAGGTGATTGGATTTATGCTACTCTAAAAGGTATTATAGGTGAAGCCCGTGAAAAGTTTGCTACTATTGCAGGACCTGGTGGCGGCACTAGTTTGAATGGTTCAGCTATGAAGGCAGAAGCAAAAGCACTGCAAGAGGGACTCATTGAAGAATTAAAACGATATGTTGATTATTCACAGCCTCTAACTTGGGTACAAGGTTAACCTAAACAATTTCTTTTTTCATACTCCTGTCATATACTAAGTACTTGATAGGAGTTTCTACATGATCTTAGGCGTTACTGGCTTCATCGGTTCAGGCAAAGATACAATCGCTGATTATCTTTGCACATTTCACGGATTTAAAAGACTGAGTTTTGCAGCCTCATTAAAAGATGCAGTGTCAAGTGTATTTGGCTGGGATAGAGAATTACTAGAAGGCTCTACTAAAACTAGCAGAGAATGGCGGGAACAAACTGATACTTGGTGGAGTACACGTTTGCAGATGGAAATCACACCCAGGCGTGTTCTGCAATACTGGGGTACAGAAGTGTTCAGAAATCACTTTCATACTGATATCTGGGTCGCAAGTGTAGAGAACAAACTACGTCAAAGTACCGATAATATTGTCATCACTGATTGTCGTTTCGCCAATGAAGTTACTGCTATTAAAAGTGTAGGTGGAGTTACTGCAAGAGTTGAGCGGGGAAATAAACCTGAATGGTATGATGCAGCAGTTTCATTTAACAAAGGTGAATTTGGAAATATGACTTGGTCTTTAAGCAAGTATAAATTAGATAAATTAGGTGTTCATGCTAGCGAATACTCAAGCGTTGGTCTGTCTTACGATCATTATATCGACAATAACAGTACCATTGATGACTTACATAAACAAGTTGAATCAATAATCAACTTGTAAATCTCCGCGTTTCCAAGTAATTTCTTTCTTTTTAACAACCTCAACACAGTTAAGACATATACTACGCAGGTTAGTCATCTTACAGTTATCTAGATCGCCGTCTATATGGTATACAGTAATTTGACTAGACAGTGTGCTATGAAATCCACATAAATCACATGTGGATTTTTTTTTGTACCCTGCAGTTTTCCATCTAGGACTTCTGGGTTTTAATTTTTTCTTTTTACGACCACACTCATCACACATGCTACGATAGTGTGTTACACCTCCACGGATATAATTTACTGCACATTGATTCTTTCCACATGTTGAACAGATAGGTCTCATCATAATATTTATTATAAAACCTTCGAAGGTACGCTAAACCGGTCTTTTTTGATTTTTTTACTAAATAATAATATGCATTTTTAGGTGGTAAACCTCACAATTTTACAATAAAGGAAAAATAAAATGGCACTAACATCTCCAGGCGTAGAAGTAACGATTACAGACCAAAGTCAGTATTTACCCGCGCCTACAAATTCTGTCCCTCTTGTAGTATTAGCAACAGCGCAAAACAAAGCTGATGCCAGTGGCACAGGGGTAGCAGCCGCTACAACAGCAGCTAACGCAAATAAATTATATCAAGTAACAAGTCAGCGTGATTTAGTAAACTTATACGGCACGCCGTTCTTCTATACAACAGCAAACGGTTCTCCTATTCAAGGATATGAATTAAACGAATATGGTCTATTGGCGGCATACAGCCTACTAGGAGTTACTAATCGTTGTTTCGTTTTACGTGCTGATATCGATTTAGCAAGTTTAGTGGGTCAAACAGGACGTCCGACTGGATTACCCGCAAATAACACATATTGGTTGGATACTACCACCTCTACATGGGGCATTTACGAATTTAATCAAACTACCGGGGACTTTACATTGCAGACCCCTATTGTCATAACTGATGCTAATGATTTGTCAGGTGGTGTGCCATTAGCAAGTATCGGTAATATCGGTGATTATGCGGTTAATGCAACACAAATTACTACAGATCCCGCAGGCGCTAATCGAACATATTGGTATAAAAGTTCTAGTAACGTTTGGATAATTTTAGGCGGTGAAGACTGGAGACAAGATATACCTATAGTGCAAGGTTCAACATCTAGTCCTACTTTGGTTCCAAGCGAATCATTTACTATAAATGTATCAGGTGCCTGGTCTACTACAGTTGTTGTACCTGCAGCTCCTAATAATACAGTAGAAGGTATTGCTAGTGCAATTAATGCACTTAATCTTTTAAGTATAAGTGCTGAAGTGCGTAGTGGAAAATTATGTCTATTTAGTGATCAAGTATTGCTTCCGAATGTAACAGCGTATATCGGATTATCAGAAACATCCGGTACACCATTGGCAGATATGGGTATTACTACAGGCACTTACTACCAGGCATTAGTAACATATGGCACTAGTGCTCAAATGCCATTATGGACGGCAAGTCAAACACAACCTCGTCCAACAGGCTCTGTTTGGATTAAAGTTGGTGCTGCTGGTAATGGATTGAATCCAAAAATATCCCGTTTCAATTCGGCTACAGCAGCGTGGCAATTAAAGAACACCACATTGAGCACAGCAGACTGGGCCATGACAAGCGTTTTAGATTCAAGTGGTGGCCAAGCTATTCCTGCAGGATCAATATACGGTCAATATTTCTGGGACAGCACGACCCGCACTGCACCGTTATATTTCTGGGAAAGATTAGCTACTGGACCAACTATTATTACTGGCAGTGCTACATCACCTGCATTTAATAGTGGTCCATACTACATGAATGTATATGTTAGTGTACCCGGTTCATCTACATTGAGCAGTGCGTATAATTTCACATTAGCAGATAATACTACTGCTACTGATTTTGTGACAGCATGGGCAGCAACAGGTATTCCATATACAGCGGCAGCTGTTAACACTGACGGTGCGATTGTATTGACTCATACTGAAGGCGGTGAAATTGTTTTAGATGATACGGTAAATTCATCATTTGATTCTACAGGTGTGTCTAGTGGTCTAATAACAACTGCTGGATTTGTTGAAGGTACAACTACTGGTGTAAAATATGGACCTTCGGTAACTGCATTCTTTACTTCTGCACCTCAAGCTACAACAACTGGCGTTGGTAGTGGTGGAACATTTAATGTAATTTCACGATTCGCAACTTACGTTTTGGGCGGAACAGCTAGTCGCGGTGTAACTAGTGGCGGTAGTGGATATGTTGTGGGTGATACTATAGTTATTGCAGGTACTAGTTTAGGCGGAGTAAGCCCGGCAAATGACTTAGAAGTAGAGGTAACAGCAGTTTCATCTGGTGCAGTAACAGCAGTTGCTATAATAAATACCACCGGTGAACCTACTCCAAAATACATGACTCAATTGAGTAATTGGGTAGAATTCGAGTACGAATCAAATGAGGGTGAGCCTGCAATTGAACCAGTTGATAATACAAATTGGTTCTGGAGCGTTACTAATCAAGTTGACATTATGGTTCAAAAAGGTAACGCATGGATAGGTTATAGAAATACAGCGTATGATTCATCTGGTTTCCCTGCTGCTACTGGATCAAACACTACTGATCCAAATGGTCCTATAATTTCAGCATCTGCCCCAACAACACAAAGCGATGGTACTCCATTGACATACGGTGACATTTGGATTGATACTACTGACCTAGAGAACTATCCAGTTATATATCGCTGGCAGTTGTCAAGTGGTACGGATCAGTGGGTTTTGATTAACAATACTGATCAAGTTAGTTCTACTGGTGTATTGTTTGCAGATGCACGATGGGCTACCTCAGGTTCAGTAAACGTTACAGACGATCCTATTCCAACAATCGTGAGTTTATTGTCAAGTAACTATCTTGACTTAGATGCACCTAGCCCAAGTCTATATCCTCAGGGTATGTTACTGTTTAACACACGCCGTTCAGGTTATAACGTTAAACAATTCCGCACTAACTAT